GCCGCGTGGCTTGTGTAATATGGACAATTAGGCATTTTTCATCACTCCTTTGTAATCTGTACTTCCTTACCTTTCAACTTGCTTAACTCAGACTGTGCCTCACTTATGGTCATTGTTAGTGGTAAAGTGCGTTCCCAAACTAAATTATGCTCTGTTGGTGTAAAATGGTGATATTCACGGTTGCAGTTAGGGTTGTAAACTTTCATAATGTCACAGTCGCTATTTTTACCGTATGACTTATATTTCAAATCTTCCGTTAATTCTTGCATACCAAACCACATATCCTCACCTGTAATGGTGTCGCCTGTTGGAGTGCCAATAAGAACCATACATTCATATCCGCCCCTTGTTTCCACTCTCATTCCAGTTTTCAAATCACTTTTGCTAAACATCTTTTCCTCCACGAGTTCAAATTGATTAAATGAACATCTATTCAATGTTTCCAATGAATCACAGCCACCATAACAATTGTAATTAGTGCCTGTTTCGTCTTTCAAAAATCCACCTACTACCTCATATTCTTTACCAGTAACAAACCATTTCGACACGGATTTTACACATCTAACTTTAAAACTTGGCTTGTCCACTACGAGTTCGAATCTTGATGCCGAAAAGCGGTTAACATCTTCAATGTTCTCAAGATTTTCGCCAAGAGAAAGCCCAACGTTTGCCAATATCTGCCCGCCTTTGACCTCGTAAACTTTATTTAGTGTATAATAATCTTCGTTAATGCCTTGCAAATCAACACACTTGACCTTAAAATCTTCCATGTTACGCCCCTCTCTTAAATAGTTCTACAAATGGAACTCCCGTTATCTTAACTAGCTTGTAAGCTTCATCAACTTTAAAGGGTTGTTTACCTACTAATCTTCTTTTCATTGCCGCTGTAGCACCACCATGTTTCGGAAATCCAATCATTCCATACAATGCATAAGATGAAACATTATTTTCTGTCATCCATTTTTTCAATGCTGGATAAACGCATTCCGTTAACCCTTTATGTGCTCTATCTGCTAAGTTTCTAATTATTGACTGCTGAACATTTTGTCTTGTAGTTCCGAATTTATCAGCTATTGTTTGGTATGTATTACCGTCAATCTTCATTGCAAAAGCTTCAATAAGCTGTGCCCTATCCATTTTTTGTCCTCTTTTCTTAAATTTGATTTAATTGCTTGTCCATTCTTATTTCTAAGCTGTTAATAGATACTTCTTATTAAGCAATGCCTTGATCGTTTGATAGTCATAATCCAAGTCAATCAAAACACTTACTTGTTTTTCAATTTCCTCAACTCTCTTGAGTTCATCAGCCTTAAAATAATCTCTAACTGATTCCTTGCCTACAATTCCATACTGTTCTTTAAGCTGTTTACAATTCATATTGAAAACAATCTTATAAACCAAGTCCGTAAAGTGTTTGTATTTCATTGCCTTATGTGGGCTTTCTGGTAATTTTTGAATTGCATTTGTTAAAGCTTCTCGTGCTTCCTTTGCTTTTTCTCTTGTAATAGCTCTTTTGTTTAATTCTTTTTGCATTATGTAAAATTGTTTTACTAGAGCCTTTTTAAACTTTCTTACCGGGAGAGTGTTTTTCATGTAAGTTATTAGCAATGTTGCTTGCTGCTCGTTGAGGTGATAAATCTTTTCTGGTCTGCCTCCTTGATTTCTTCGATTTGAAATCGAAGTATTCTCAGGATTCGATTTTAAATCGATACCTTGTTGAATAGGTTTACTCATTTCAAATGAGAGAACTCCAAATTCTTTTAAATCTTCCTCATACTTTGAAATCATTACTTGCAATGCATGATGGTCAACTTTTCCATGTTCAGCAACAAGCTTTGATGTGGTAAATGGTTCTGAATCAATTTTGTCTGGATCTAAAAACACTAATTCATTCAAATTATTTCCCCTCTCTTTTGCCTATTTTTTTTCGACACCATTCTACACAAATTCAAAATATTCAGTTGTTGCTACTCCTAATGCATCTGAAATTGCTTTAGCGGCGCATGGGCTTGTAGTCCCATTTTTTAAAACTCCATGCATAAACTGCCTACATCTTTTTATCTTTTTTGAAAACTGACATTCTGAAAATCCTTTTAATGCAATATCATCTTCCAACTTTTTCAAATCCTTTATTTTAGCTGTCATAGCTTGTTTCCCTCCTTCCACGTTTCATCTGCTTTCGATGTGACAATAATATCACGGTACATGACAATTTAAAACAGCTAAATATCACAATATGTGACATTCTAGTGAAACTATAGTCCTATTTCTCGAAAATGCTCGAATTATCACAGAATGTGACAAAATATTATTTCCCAACGTGATAGTATAATTACGACATTGTGCGATATAATACTACATGTGCAAAATAAACAAATAGAAAGAGGTTTACAAATATGGTAGGAGATAACATTAGATTATTAAGAAAGAAATATAACATGACAATTGAGGAACTGGCATTGAGCCTAGAGTCCAATTACTCAACTATAGCCATGTATGAGACGAACAAAAGAAAGCCTGATTACAACATGATGGATAAGATAGCTAACTATTTTAATGTATCAGTTGATATGTTAATTGGTAGAAGGGAGTTAATAATCGATAAAAACATAGATTATATCAAGGTAATTAAAAAAGCCGAATCCCTTAACATTTCTGCAAAGGAACTTGACTCTTTGATAAGTACAATTTCTAAGATAAAGGGTAAGGAATGACAAGTACTTTTCCGGTATTGATACAACCGTCATTTATGTACAGAGTGCCACCCAACTTAATTTCACATATGGAGTTGTATTTTACTGGGAAATTTGTATGTACTACATTTGTGATATTTTCCACGACTCAATACCCCCGTTGCTGTAATATTTAATGTCCTTATTATAGAACGGATGTTCGTAGTTGTAAATAGGAGAAAAGTGTTAATAGAACTAGGTAATTTGGCGAAATATAGAAGATAATATTAAGCAAAATTATGGAAGTTGTACAAAATAAGTGTTTGCAAGTTCATAAAACTGGAAAATAATTAATAATGTATTTAAAAATAAACATAAAGGAGTGATTTTAATGATTGTATGCATTAACCAACAAAAAGGTGGTACGGCTAAAACCACCACAGTTAGAGAATTAGGATATTTAGCAGCATTAGACGATAGAAAGGTGTTAATGATTGATATGGACCCGCAATTTTCCTTATCAAAATCATTTGGATTAACAAAGGATCAAGTAAAAGGTAAAAGTATCTATGACGTTTTTATGGAGGCACTGGATCCGCAAGATGTAATTATCCAAACTAAGTTTAAAAATCTGTACCTGCTCCCAGCTTCAAAAGATTTATCAATGCTAGATGTTGACCTGGCAATCAAATATATTGATATTGTCAAGAAAAAAGGTGCGAGTGAATTAGTTAATGTGCTTAGAAGAGTTTTAGAACCTATTAGAGATAGTTTTGATTTAATCCTAATAGATACATTGCCATCTTTAGGAATGACAGCCCTAAACGCTCTGTGCGTGTCTGATTGGATTCTGATTCCGTGTGTTCCAGAAGAAGCTTGTTTGGAACAATTAGATGATTTATTGGAGGTATGCCGAAAAGTTAAAATAAAGCTGAATACCTCATTGAAATACATAGGAATTTTGCCCGTAATGGTTAACAGGGTAATAACACATCATAAGCAAGGTTTAAAGGCTCTACAAGACATTTATAGCAATGAATATGGAATCAAGATATTAGATGCTCAAATAAATAATTGTACTGTATTCAAGGATTCTGTAGCGTTAAAAGAACCTGCATCAGCACTGTATTATGAAATGCCTGTGTTAGAATATCAGAAGGTATATAAAGAAATGAAGGAGATAATAGGACTATGAGAAAAGTTGATTTAAGTAGTAATGCAGTAAATAGAAAGCCTACTGGTTTAGATGCTGTTTATGAAAGTGATACAAATAATAATAACTTAGGTGGTAACACATCTGTTAACAATAGTGGTAACGTTACTGGTAGTGGTAACAGTAACAAAGGTATTAAAATTGCTAAGAAGTCTTATAAGCCACTTCGCTCTCAAGTTGGTTGGAGAATTAACGATACTACAATAGAGAGGATTCAAGAAGAAGCTTTTAACCGTAGAATGAATATTAATGAGTTCGCACAGGAGTTATTAGACAAGGCTCTTGATGAAATGGAAGATGAATAGTAGTATAGGTTTTAATATATTCCATAGGGAAGAAGAGCAAACGGTAGACCCTTCCTTAACAAGTAAAGAAGGATCTACCTTATTCCACTTTTTCGTGAGAGTTTCCAATAGACACGCATATTCAGTATATTTTGCGTAATGTTCTCTTAAGAGTTATTATTTGGCAATGCCTAACTCTAGTCGCCACCAGGTCTGCTATTACAACGTTATCGAACACTATTCCGCTTTCGCACAGGACAGTTTGTTATCATCTGGGTTTGTACCGTTTCCATGTACAACAAAGAACTCTCATATAACGAGATAACAGCCGGCGGTTAACCGGGTACGAATTTAATGTGCTTTCAATCACACGCTAATTTTTGGAAATAGGGAACTAAGCCTTGACAAGAATACTTTTTAAAAGTAAGATATTAGACAAGGGCAATGATTTCAAAAACTAACTTTCTGAACAGTGTTTTGACCACTATCAGACAAGGCAATATTTAATTAAATTTACAATCACTATAAAAGAAGCTTAAAACAGGCTTCTTTTATTTTTTACCTTCAAGGAAGCTGATGTAATTATTTCTAGTTATTCTGTATGTACTACCGACTTTAATAGCTTTTAATCTGCCTATTTTAATCATCTTTAAAACAGTTTCATAGTTGACCTTCAAGGCTTCCGCTACCTCATATGCAGTCATTACATCCATTCGTTTCACTCCCCTTTCATTACATTATAATCTAGTTTTGTGGAAAACTCAATACGAAAAACACAAGATATCCGTTTATTTTCGAAGTTATCCACAACGGATAGCTTTTTTCTTGCAAAGAATGTGTTGACAAATGTGCCATTATGGAATACAATGTTTGTAAATAGTGATAATATCCCTAACAGAAAGGAACTTAAATGGAAACAAAACCAACCAATATAAGACTAGAACCCGAAGATAAAACAATGGCAACTGCACAAGCTAAAAGCATAGGTTTAACGCTAACAGAATATACGAGGATGCTATATCACTTAGATTTATCAGAACTGGTTAAAAAAGCCGTTGAGAAGGCTAGAAAGGAGAATAAATGATGGATGATACAAAAGGCTGTGCAAACTGTGAATACAACGAGTATGAAAAATACGGCAAAGATTGTGAACGTAATTATTGTTCATTGCATGATAAAATTATTACTGATCGTGACAAGCCGTGTAAACATTATTTAGAGCAAGGAAGGGAATAAATGAGTAAATTAACTGAATCATTAGCAACTGGAAAAGAACTAGACAAGGCAATTATACAGCAAGCTTTGTGGATAGCGTATGAGAAAACAGGTGATGAAGCTTATAAAAAGCTTTATGAGAAGTGGTACGATGGGTTTGAGGAGATTGTTATAGGAGGGCTGTGAATGAATAAAGGGTGTAACAATTGTAAATTTGCGAAGAGAATAAGTTCCGGTCCTTGCGTTTGGTCTTTTGTGGGCTGTACGTACGAACCGTATCAAGGCAAACGATGTGTAGAAATAGAGAAATGCCCGAAAAAGGTGGGTGAAGGATGAAAATTGTTAGAAATAAGTTAGACAAATTAGAAGTCAACACAAGCAAAGACGTTTGCCGGTGTACTGTTTATAACCTTATCGGTTACTTTGGCGATGGTGGTGTCTTAACAAAAGAAGTGTTTGGCAAAATACTAGAAGAAAATATTAACCATGTGGCTAAGGAAAGCGAAAAAGAATAAACAAAAGCCCTCCACTGTTTAAAGTGAAGGGCTTTTTCATGCACGAAAGTATAATGTTAAACAAATGGAGAAAAACACTCAAATTTGTCAAGTAACATTCTAAACCATTTTATTATTGTCCTATAGACCGTTTGGGTTAGTTGGATTATTCAGCAAACCAACTAATACGGCTAACTGTAAAACTCCTGCCCCAACGTCACCAACCATGCCTGTGTCTATACCGTATTTGTTCCATATCCCTGTAAACTGTCCTATCGAGATTATCTGTGCCACTACTGCTCCCCAAAATACAGGGCTCTTCCATCTTGATTGTGTCATTTCGAGACCTCCTTTATATATTTAGAAATTTTAATTAATAATGCCTGTAAATTTGCAGGAATGCTCTGCTTTAGCCAATATTCATATGGCGTGTCAATTTTCCCTGTAATAATCTTTAATGCTTGTTCTAACTCTGATACTATTTCCGGAATCGGTAATACTGAATATATCGCTTTTGCCAATGATTCAGCAATTAAAGTCGTGTTGCCGATAATCCATGCTGCATCGTCCTTGTTATCGTGAAATGCGATTTCTACCAATGCCGCTGGTGCTGTAGTATAAGCTGTTTCATAAAGATGTTTGCCTTCCCCGTAGTAATCTTCGCCTTTTACAATACCTCGATCACTTGATGGCGTTATTTTTGAGAGTTCAATGTATAACCTTTTTGCAAACTCGTATCCAACGCCTTGAAGTCTATGACAAAACACCATACAGCCTCGTGCTTTCCCGTTTGAACCACCACCCATAGCATTGCTATGTATTGCTAAGTGTAAGTCTACTTTACTTATATTACTGTCTGTAACGGCTTCTTTCAATGTCATAGTAGGCTTATTTCTAAATACTTCATAACCACGTTTTATCAGAATAGCTTGAAGAATATCCGTAATCTGATTCATACGATTTTCTTCCGTACCGTAATTATTCGCACCAATATTTTTATCTTGTGTGCTTGGTGATAAGTAAATTTTATACATACCACTGCTCCAATTCTTGTTATTATTTTGCTAGAACATTAAATAAAACAACTATAATACCAATGATTGCGCCTGTTGCGCCTATAGCCGCATATAGGTTTTTCATTGTTAACTGTCCACCTCTTGTTACCCCTTGTTGTGAACTTACAAAATCAACTAATGGCTTCAATGCTTTTTCCATACCTTTAACCACTTCTGCCAAATC